GTGATTATTTATATTGTATTAGTTTATGCGGCGATCAAACATGGGTTTTAGGAGATAAATTATGGGATATTGTATTAGAAATGCATTTTGCGATTTTTGTGACGCCAGATGTCCTGATTACATAGTAGACGAAAAGGATTGGGAAAAATTATGCAGTAAATACCATACATGGTGTTTGTATGAAGAAATAAAAGGTATGCAATATGTAGATGCCATGAAATATATGAAAGGTTGTGAATAAATGAACGACATCAATTTATCAGATTATAAAATTGTTGTAGACCCCGTAGAACTTCAGCGAAAAATCATAGACTACATAGCATCTGATGAGTTAAATAAAATGGTTGCTTCTACTGTGTTTGAAGGTGATGAACAGTGTAAACTTGCAATTATACATGGGATGGCAATTGCGGCAATGTTAGCCAGTCAATGTACACCATATTTCATTTATAAAGATTATCTGAAAGAAGATTAAATCGCACTTTCATTGGAGAATAAAATAGTGGGTAAAGCAAAAAGAAAACCAAGACCACAGCCACCAGGTTACTTCTGGCTATATAGAGATAATTGTTGGCGGTGTAAAAACAAGAATAACTGTACTAATTGTAAAGCACTTAAACGGCAGAGAGCAAAAGATCGAGAAGAAAGAAAAGAGAATAAATGGGTGACTGAAAAAGGAGACTATGAATAAAAATAACCCAAAATTTAATAAGCATACGGAAAGGGAGGTAGTGATATGGCAAGACCGAAGAAGAAAGCAGAAGATAAAGCCGTCAGACAGAGCGTGAGCATGGATCCTGTGCAGCTCCGGCAAGTAGTGGCTTACTGCCAGAAGAATGAAAGAACCATAGCGTGGCTGATAAAAAAGGCTGTTGCAGCCTTCCTGGAGGCAGAGGATAAAGTTGCATAAAATTAATAACGTTATGCAGTAAAACTGAAATTTAGTGGAGAGATTTTATGACATACAAAGGTTATGAAGCAAAAATCGAATATGATTCCAAAGAAATGATATATGTGGGAACTCTTTCTAACTGCTCTGATTTGGTAAGTTTTCATTCCTCCAATATACGCGATTTGCGGGAAAAATTTCGTTTAGCGGTGGATAATTACCTGGCATTATGTGAAAAAACTGGAAAGATACCAAGATAGGAAGAAAAAATGAATAAAGTTAATTTATATGAATTGTACGACAGAAATACGTACTGCGGAATATACGAGCAAACAGTTGCGAGAAATGCTGCAAGTGAGCAGCCAAAACATCTCGGTAGCAGCTCGTTTAAATAGTCTGATAAAAAGAAGATATAGATTGAAACACTTTGAAATTGAATGTGAAGTAGCTCTAAATAAATACAGTGCACAGCTTTGTGCAGATTGGGATGAAACAAGGACCAGGATGCTTAAAGGTGATGGCAAATGGTTTAGAGAAGAAAGGAGAAAAGCCGATGGAAACAGAACACAGTAACAAAAAAACAGGCAGATCATTAACCGCCCAAGGTACCATGATCCGCCGTTCTGCTTAAGATAAGTATATCATATATACCCTTCTTAAGCAAGGAAAAGGAGGATATCTATGACAAATGAGAATGTTAAAACACAGGTTATTAATGATGTAATCGTTGCCATGTCAGCATATATTGCTGCTGATTTAATCCAAATTCTGGAGCGCGTGATAGTTGACAAGACGATAGATGTGGTTATGGAAAGAATCAATACGCTACCGGCAGAGATTAAGGATAGTGTGGATCAACAGAATGAGTACATAATAAAACTCTTTTTATATAAGAAGAAAAAGCTTCGTGAAGGGACTAAATATGGTTATATGGCATCAATCAAACGCCTGATCACGGTGTTGGACAAGCCATTGGTGCAGATGGATGAGCATGATATATTTTACTATCTCAATTGGTATGAGAACCGGAATGTACCAGTAACCGGACGAAAAAATCAGAACTCAACTTTGAATAGCGAAAGAAGGTATTTGTCCGCTTTCTTTTCCTGGATGCGGAAAGAAAAGCTTATA